AAACCATGTCACAAGATACAGCAACAGAATTAAACGGCCGGTTTGCAGCGTTGCAGCTTTCTGGTGAAGAAATCAAAAATCAAATGATTTCAGCCGTAATCTCTCTAAATTCTCTTTTATCTGTATCAACTAATAGCAATTCTATATTAAATAACATTCTTAATCAACACGTGATTACCAACAGCTACTTAGAAGACATTGCAAAATACACGAAGCCAATTCTTGAATTTGGCGATAAATTTGATAGAATGATTTCAATTTTTAACAATAAACTATAAAATGGCATCGAGAGAGTTTTACATAAATGGGAAAGACTGCTATACAACTTGGGGTATAAGTATGGATACATCATCTCTTTCCTCCTTAATGACACCACCGCCTTTAAAAGAGTTCATCGAAAACAAGTCTCGATTAGAACATGGCAAACGAGTCCTGTCCTCTAATCCTAAAATCGATGAACGAAATATCACTTTAACTTTTAACCTGACGGCAAAAACGGAAGAAGAATTCTTTTCAAGATACAACAGCTTTTGTGAAGAATTGGCAACAGGCATAATAAATATAAAAACAAAGTATCAACCAAATATTACTTACAAAACAATCTATATTTCATGCAATCAATTTACGCAATTCATGAGAGGAATAGCACGATTTTCTCTAAAACTTGTCGAATATAATCCAGCAGATAGAAATTCATAAAAAAGAGCATGTTTTTCATACACTTTTATTATCTTTGACTGAAATCGTATGAAGATATACGAAACCATCATGATAGACATTAAAAACATACAAGGAGATACTATTTTATCAGTTCCTATAACAGAAGAATGTGTTCATGTAGAAGAATTGATGAAATCCGATTATGTAGAATTGTCGTGGAACTCGGACCAAAATGAAGAGATTCCGGTAGGGGCTTATATCATACTCGATGGTGAGAAATATTCTCTTTTGGATCCATATAATCCAGAACAAAAGAACGAGGTCGAATTTCAATACAAACCACAATTTCATTCGAAATTTATATCATGGGGTAAAGTGCCTTTTTTCATGTATTCTTACGATGAGAATAACGAGATAACGAATCGGGAGCCGGATTGGTCTCTTACCGATAACCCGGCCAATTTCATGAGTGTTATTTGTAAGGCTATCGAGAACGAAACCGGGGATACATGGACTTACGCCGTCGATTCTTCTCTTAACGCTTCCACTTCTTTGTCTTTCCAATCAATCGACATATTGTCTGCCTTGAACAGTATAGCCTCTGCGTTTGAGACAGAATGGTGGGTTGAGAAAAATTCTATGATTATTCATCTGTCGAAAGCCGAGCATGGAGCTGTTGTTTCTCTCGAAGTTGGTGAAAGCATCAATACACCTTCGGTCACGGCGGGAAAAGATGGGTATTATACCCGATTTTACGCATTCGGGTCAACTCGAAACATCGTACAGGAATACAAAGGTGCTAATGTCAACAATTTGGTCAACAAACGGCTGACTCTTGACCCAAAAAAATATCCAAACGGATATAAAGATATAAGGCCAAACCTTCAACAGGGAGAGATATTTAGCAAAATCCTCCTGTTCGATGATATATACCCTTCATCGGAACTCTCCATATCAGATGTCAGATTCCGCCTTATGTGGCGTATAGACTCGGAAACGAATGATAAAATACAGATAGGCACAGATGAAAATGGAGACCCTATATACGACCAATATGCAATATGGTATTTTCAAATACCGGAATTTAACTTCGACAATTCCCCTTATGACGAAGAAAAAAATCCGAATGGTATGCGTATACCAAATAAGGAACCTTCGGTACATTTCCAATCTGGGGCTTTGCAAGGTATGGAATTTGAGCTTATATACCATGATGAGAGTAAAACAATAACGAGTGATGATGGCATAAGCTTCGAAGTCAAAAAAGGAGATTTCGAGATTAAATATAAAGAGGAAGAAGGTAACTATATTATCCCTGCTATTACGGGACTTATACCGTCGGAAAATGACGATATTATCCTATTCAACATAAAAATGCCGGAAGAATATACAGATTCAGCGTACATACGTCTAGAAACGGCTATGAACGAAGAAATAGAACGGCTTTCTTCCGACCAGAACAACTACCAATTTTCATCTAATCCTGTGGTGTTCGATGAAAACAATCCTGATTTATCCATAGGAAGAAAAATCGAATACATAAACGCAGGATATTCATATGTTACTCGTGTTATAAGCCTTACAACCAAACTCGACTATCCTTGCGAACAGACTATTACCATCGGGAACAACCTAATAAAAGGGAATACGCAAGAACTGAAAGAAGAGGTCGCATCTGCCAATAAGAATATCGACTTGATTTCTGCCATCAATGATATGACGGCTTCCCTGCAACAATCGTATCAACGGACTGTAAAACAAATGCAGGAAGGATTTGCCCGTATTAACGATATGTGGAAATTCGACACAGAGTTGGAAAATACGATATACTCGAAATTTAATGTGTATTCACAGGGTGGAATATCCGCTCTTGGTGTATGGCGTGGAGAAGGGGGTGGCGGTGGCGAAGGAGGGCTCATCAAGCTCGTTCATGGGTTCGACGATCTGGGCGGCGTGTTCGACAACACCACGATGACGGATACTTTCAACGCCTACACCATCAACGAGATTTGGAAACTCGCCAACGCCGGCGCATCTACGATAGGTACAGGCAATGTGGTGACGGCCGTCAGCAAGACAGCCCTCGGTATCGTTGTCACCAAAGGCATCACCCTGTACGATTGGGTGCGGCAGCCGAACAAGCCTACCTATTCGCTCTCGGAGATAAACAACGTGAGCGGTACATATACGGGGCTGACCGTAGGCAATGCGAACAACGCCGATTATGCCACGAATGCCGGATATGCCGTCTCGTCAGGAAATTCCGCCAACACGAATGCTTTTGCGAACAAGGACATTTACCACTACCAAGAGGCCGGGTGGATTATTCTGTCATCGCATAAGTATATAGATTCCGAGAGTCGTTGGTATTGGAACAAGATTGCAACCGTCACGGACAGTCATACGAATTATTCGGGCGTGGTCATCGAAATCGAGGCCGTCGAGGATTATGTGACCGGAGGAGCCGTTTACGGAAGGCTTTACCTTACCTGTGGGGAGGGGGCTATATCCCTTAACTTGATGACCATGCAGAAGTGTCAATCCCAGAGGGACCTGTACATACATGCCTGTATAGACAAGAGCGGGAACGTGTGGGTGAAAACGAATACGCAATGGCATAACCAGTTCCGGTTCAGAACTGTCGGAAAAGAGTACCTCTATATCGACACATATACGAGCGATATAGAAATCACTCTCGACAAACCTGCCGACACGAGCGAGGAGATAGAAAACCGGATAGTCGTGCTCCGGGACGGTAATTTCACGTATTTCTCGAACTCCCGTCTCGACAACGTCACTTGCAGCCAAGCCGATAAATTAGCCAGTTCCCGGACGATTTGGGGACAGTCGTTCGACGGTACGGGTGACGTTTCGGGTAATCTGACCGGTGTAGGCAGCATTTCCATGAGCGGAGATATAAATGGGGTTGAAAGAATTTACTGTTCAGGAGTCGTGGCGGAAACCGGTAGCAAGAGGGTTACTATCTATAATGGCGGAATATTGGCCACAAACTATCTCCGTTCGAACGGGTATATCACATCGGACGGTAACATCACGGCCGGAGGGGATATATCGTCGCAAGGCAATATCTCGGCACAAGGCTCGGTCACCGCCCTGACGACTTCGGACAAACGTTTGAAGCGAGATTTCGATTACACCCGAAGTTATACCGACAGGCTCTTGGCGATGGGCAGGGTATGCGATTTTCTATACACCGAAAAAGCACGGAAGCGTAACAAGGGCGGCGTGGACGGGGAAGCCCATACGGGGCTGATCTATCAAAAGGTGAAAGAGGTATTGCCATCGATGGCCTACGAAACGGAGGACGGTTACGGGGCTCTGAACTACCTGTCGCCCGACTATATCAACACTATCGCCGGGGCAACGCAGGAGACCGCCCGTCTGGTTAAAGCCCTTATGGGAGATATAGAACGATTGAAAAAGGAATTGTCCGAATTAAAAGGGAAAGGAGGAAAGTGAGCGTATGGCCATCGATAAAAACAAGATAGCAGCCCCGGTAGCGATAACCGACCCCTATAACCTGCTGGGGATTTATCCTTCAAACGGGGTATGGGACGTGGCCGACATTGTTGCCCTCGAACGTCCCCTGTTGCAGGGTGGCCGTCCGGGACGTATCAACAAATGGAGTCGTCATAAACCCGTGCGCTATCCGCAGGCTGCACCGCTATCCGACAACTATCCCCAGCAATCTGGCGGGGTCACTACATACGTCGATCAATGGGAAGGGAGCGACACCGACAAAAATCAGGGCATACGCTATGGGCTGAAAGCCACGATACCGCACGGCACGAATATCGTCGCTATCCATGATACCTCTTTCGATTATGTCGCCTATCCACACCCGGGTACAGATTTTTGTCGCCTCAGTGACTTCGACGGCTACGACCATAATGCGGAACCTAATCTTATCGGAAGTAAAATTGACGAAATCAGTGCGGATGTGCCGTATCTTTTTGTCGACATCAACTATTACGACACTTCGGTGAATCCTACCGGTGTACCCGTCGAATCGTGGCTGTCGCTGGCCTCCGACAAGAGTATCGGCGATTATTACCCGGCTATTTTGGCAACCGATGGAAATGGAAGCAGTTTTGCCCGATTGCTGACAAATACCTCTACAAACACCGTAACCACCTTGCGGGTGGGCAATGTGTGGTACTCTGCTTTCAAGGTAAAATTTTTCAGTGACGGTACTACTCCGCCGATACTTCCTGTCGGACAGAGCGACACATTTCCGGGGGACGATTCGATAGGGGCGAATTTGAAGGTGACATTGTTCCTTATCGATAAGAAGTCGTTCGAAT